CGTTCAATAAACTTAGCTCTATTAAACCTTGGATTATCTTTCTCAAGTTCATCTGCGATTGTATGCAAGTGAGAGGGCCACGGTATTAGTGGCCCAATCTTATCTGCAATGTATTCAAAGTGCTGAGGTGTCATCTTCATATTACTCTACCTTCTTTCATTGATGTCCATAAGTTGTGACGCATAGCATTACTTATTGCAGCCTCACGATTGTATCTCGCCACATGAGGGGCTCGAAGATCGTTCGTGTGTGTGGCCCATGAGGTTAGGCAGTTATACAATGCCCACTTGTTGCGACCCAGCAATCTAATCTCGTCTTGCCAACCTGATATTAAGTTTTCTAATTGACGTTCATTAGTCTTCTCGACTTGCTTCTGCTTAGTAGTTACCTTGCAAAGGGTGCTACGAAAGAAGTTCTCTGCTTGGTCATCGTTAAGCTGTGACTTCATCCATGACTGCCACTCTTCTGCTCTGTTCATAAAGTGGTCAGCGCCAGAGATTACTTTATCTGCGCTGCCTAGTACATCGACTGATGCTGTATGCTTGAAGCGTGATCTCGCAATAAGATCTGGTGTTGTGCATCCATTGAGGCACCATAACCTAAGAGCGTTAGCTTGCTGTGCAAATGCCCATGACCCATCGTAACTATTAAAGAAACTAATGCGGTACTTAATGATGTCACCTACTGATGGCTGTTGAATGATGTCACCGAATACAATCTCACCTCGTATCTTGCGTCCATTATCTATAACACTTACGTTTACTTCGTAGTCAGTAGATAAGTTAGCTGCGTTGACACCATCTATGATTGAGTTAACAACGTCATCATGTGGTATGATCCGGTATTGATTACCGTGTAAGCCAAGCGTGTCACCTGTATCTGTGCGTACAACACACTTATGATTCTGTATCTCATTGCCTTCTTCTGTGAAGACAGGCTGTAGTTCTACTGGAAAGTTATACTCTTCTGAATTAAAATCTAACATTACTTGTTACTCCTTTCGTCTCTTATTGGTAAGTAGTTAAAGAATAGTTTATCAGCATCGCTACCAAACAGTTTGATTAGATAGCTTGATCCTGTGTCGTCTGTTATTTTTATACGTTTGACTGTGAACCCGTTGTAAATGACTGGTTCTATTGTAACTTCTTCTACTGTTTGGATAGTTAGTTCCATGATCGTTCTCCTAAACGGTTTTTATATAAAGATAATACAAGTTCTAAGTTAAAATTAAACCACTGTTCTGCTAAGTGACGTCGCGTAACACACACTGTAACCACTAGGCTGGAACCTTTGCATTACCCTACGTCATAGCAATGTGTTGATAGTGTTGTGCCATATGAGCGTAGCGAACCTGTGCGAGTGAAGCGAGTTATAATACAGGCCGAGTGAAGCGAGGACACTACCCGCCCGAAGGGCGAAATTTTGGGAGGCCATTTCTGACCTCCCTTGATTTATAGTATGAGCCACAAACAAATTGCGGCACTGATAGCAAGATATGTTACCAGTATTAATGTATCCTGTTTCATGAGGCCTCCTTCTTTTGGGTCGTGTCTTTGTTGGCGGCGTCCAGTGATTCCATCTCCTTCATTAGCGCGAAGACATCAGCGGGCAGGTCGCCATCTATTTGATTGGCCTTGAGGCTGGTAAAGCTGCGATTGTACTGCTCCTTAAATGAGGCCTGTAAATTGGCAAGCTCTGCTATCATTAAGGTGGTGAGCATGTGGTCGCCTTTGTATCTGGCAGCCGCACCCATAAAGTTGTTGCGCGATAGCTCGCTATCTGAGCTGTACTCTGCCTTGTATTTATCGGCGAAATACTTCGCCTTTGACTCGCGGTCTTTCTGTTTTGGCAGCCAATATTCGTAGTGGCCTATCATGCGTTCCATCATAATACGCTTGTGGAAATCCATAGTGTCTACGTTGCGCCAGCCATCGTTGCCATCGCTGGACAGGTTGTCCTCGTGGTAATAAATATCCGCGTGATTGGTCATAGTGTTGCAGATGTAATTGCCAAGGCCACCAGCCTTAGACTCTGCAAGCTGTTCGGTAAGCACGCGCACTTGGTTTGTGAGTGCTGCTAATGTGTTATCAGTTTTCTTAATGGTCATCTTATGTACTCCTAAAGTTTAAATTATCGTTCTTTCTTTCTACCACCACAGTCTTTCGGCAGGCGAAAGCGGGTGGGGCCAGACGACTAAGAGATGCCTACAAACTGAAGACCGCTTGGGATGAGGCTTGACGTTCGCAAGGGGCCGAAGGGCGTAGCGTACCCCTTGCGAATGTTTTGGGGGTAGCTCATAGACGGTTGGACCTACACGGTTTTGCCTGTTGTAAGACGCCGAGCGTAAGCGAGGTGGTTAATTCAGTAATGCGCGCAAGCGCCCTATTCTGTCTTTCCTACTTCTTTACTCTCTTCTCTTGCGATAGTCGGCAGGTGCCCGTCAGGGTCAAGACGGAACGGCTTGATGCTCTTGCACACCAGAGCGTCCGACCCTATGTCGGGATCGTCCGTCAATAGCAGAACGAGGTACTAGAATACCTATTTGGTACTGTGACGTTACGTTACGGATTGACACTGGCTCTTGCCAAGGTGCTTATTGGGGGGAGAGAGGGAGAGGGGGGCAAGCAAAGGGATATATGGAAGGTATGGAATGAATGTAGTTACTAAGAAGCTGACTGATAAACAGACAGCACTAGTGGACACTCTCGTAGCAAACGGGTGTACAATTAAACAGGCCGCTGAGTTGGCTGGATATGCAGTAGGCGAGTCTGGAAGAGTGACTGCAAGCAAGGCTTTAAAGCTAGCGCATGTGCAGCAATACATGCAACAGAGGATCAATGAGGAGTTCGGTCTTAGTGCTACACTAGCAGTAGGGACAGTGCGTAGACTAGCTACAGGTGCTAAGTCTGAGTACGTGCAGTTGGAAGCGAGCAAGGATCTACTGGATAGAGCTGGTTACAAGCCGATAGAACGGGCACAGGTACAGGTGGCGGGTGACATCCGTGTTAGTATTGACCTCGGATAGCGTGCAGCCCTCGCTAGCGCTCGGACATTGTAAGAGAGGGGGGTGGGGGGTCAAAACTGCAAGCACACTTGCTATGTTACGTCTACAGCGCACACCATTTGCTGAAAAGGTTTATTGCCAGATATATTTTTATTAGTGTAAGGTGATCTTGAAAAGGAGAATGTTATGGCTGAAGAGAAGAAAGACTTTAGGAAGGATGTAAGTTATTACTTAGGGACTGACCGCCAAAAAGAACTGCAAAGAATTGCTAGAGAAGGAAGGAGAATCTTTCGTAAAAGCAATCCTCCAGCAGACCCAAACTCCAAGATAGGAACTGACAAAGAAGTGGAGAGGGAGCGCCAGCTTAATATTATTGACACAAAAAGAGCGCCCACTAAAGCTGACGTATTAGCTGCTGCTGGTCCGAAAGGCCCAAGAGCTTTTGGCCGCAAGCTAAATAGTTTTTTAAAGAAACTTAATCTTCCTAGCATTGTTAAGCCAGATAGCGTTATAGGCAAAACAAGAGCAAGGGAAAGAGCAAAGGTCCTTAATCTCATAGTCCGTGATATGCGCGGTGGAAAACCAGACTAATTATTAAGGAGAATGTTATGGAACCAATGGCAAGGCTATTAGAAAGCGTCCCCGCCGACAGGAAGGCTGCAATTAGTTATCTTAATAAAGTTGTTGTCAAAGAGCAAAAATCTATTGGCAAGTTAAGCGGCAATGCCAATGCTCCCACTGTGAAAGAAAAGATTAAAGAAAAGAAAAGCTTTATTAGAAATGTCAGGACTCTTTTAAAAAGTTACCTCCAGATAGGAAAGATGGATAAAAGTGACAATCGTGGAGGCACTACTAATAAGATTACGGGAGAAACTGGTCAGAAGAGAAACGCTTCTACTGGTAGAAAGAGCAAGGGTGCTGTTAAGGCGGGTCGTGGTGGCGGTGGTGGAGGTGGCGGCAAGCCCACAATAGACATGGGTAGCCACAAGGTACGATTAGTAAAAGATTTGATTGGTAGGTAGGAGAAGAATTATGGCCGAGGCTAAGAAGAAGAAAGCAGTTGCGGAGAAGAAGGTAGTTTCTCTTCCTCTCTCAGCAAACGCCATTAACAAGAAGCGTCTTAGCGATCTTCGAGATGAGATAGCTCGTGCTAACTCAGGGAAGAAAGATGCGTAAGGAACACAAGAGTCCTACTGGGGGCTTGACCTCTGCTGGACGCGCTCACTTTAAAAGAACCGAGGGCGCTAATTTAAAACCAGCAGTGCGTAGCGGTACAAACCCTCGCCGTGTTTCTTTCGCTGCAAGGTTTGCTGGAATGGCTGGACCTATGAAGGATAAGAAAGGGGAGCCAACCCGTAAGGCATTGGCACTGAAGAAGTGGGGCTTTGGTTCTGTCGAAGCTGCCCGTAATTTTGCAAGGAGGCATAAGAAGTCATAATGTGTTTTAGTGGAGCAAGCGCGGAAAACCGCTACCAAGCAATGAAGAAGACATACGATCCTCTTCCATCATTAGGAATGAAGTCTGACACCAGTGAAGACGCGGCCCCAGAGGCATCGCCATTAATGGATGTCCGCCGAGGAGGCAAGAAGAAGCGCTCTCTGCTAACGCCTATGTACAACGCAGGATGAGTTTTTTATCGACTCTACCAAGAGCAGACTTAGCCCTTCTTCGCCACATTGTTCGAAAGACTGAGTACGCTTACATTGAAGCGAAGCACGGTAAGAGCTTTGTGACTGATGCTGAGTGCGACAAGCTCATAGATAGCATCGCCCCTGAGATAGTCGAGCGTATGATTAAGTTCGGCGTGGATAAAGGATTAAGGTAATGGGACTATACTCTAACATGAATGCCCGTAAGAAGGCTGGCACCAGCAGGTCTAAGAAGAAATCTACGGTTACAGACAAGGCATACTCTAATATGAAGGCTGGCTTCCCTAAAAAGAAGAGCCTTCTTAAAAAGAAAGTCTAGCAAATGGCAAGTTTAACCGCAAAACAAACAGCAGCAATGAAGAAGCACAAGGTACATCATACAGCAAAGCACATGAGCAGTATGACTAAATCCATGAAGGCAGGTAAAACCTTTGGCCAAGCGCACACCATTGCAAAGAAAAGTGAAGCATCTAAAAAATAATGGCTGAGTTTAAGTACAAACCTGACGGTGATGTCCTCAAAGAGTTTATGAAGAACACCACCTTTTTTCGTGGCATAAGAGGCCCAGTAGGTTCTGGTAAGTCTGTAGCCTGTTGCGTTGAAGTATTCCGACGTGCGCTTGAACAAGAGAAAAGCCCAGATGGAATACGACATAGCCGATGGGCTATCATCCGTAACACCAACCCACAGCTTAGAACCACAACCATTAAGACATGGCTTGATTGGTTCCCCGAATCTGATTGGGGCAAGTTTACTTGGTCCGTTCCGTACACCCACCACATTAAGAAGGGTGATATTAATCTCGAAGTCCTTTTCCTAGCATTAGATAGGCCCGAAGATGTTAAGAAATTACTATCTCTTGAGCTCACTGGAGTCTGGATTAACGAAGCTAGGGAGCTTCCTAAGAGTATTATTGATGCCTGTACAATGCGTGTTGGTCGCTTCCCTTCAATGCGTGATGGCGGTCCTTCTTGGACTGGCGTTATTGCCGATACCAACGCCCCTGAGGAAGATCATTGGTGGCCAATCATGGCTGGGGAGGTTCCAGTGCCAGATCATATTCCGCGTGAGCAAGCTAAGATGCTGGTTAAACCTTCGAACTGGAAGTTCTTTACGCAGCCCTCTGGTATGGTGGAAGACAAAGGGGACGAGGGGGAAATAAAAGACTACGTTCCCAATAAGAACGCTGAGAACACTAAGAATATGATGAAGTCTTACTACCCAAACCTCATACAGGGTAAGACTAAAAGCTGGATTGACGTGTATGTAATGAATAAACTAGGCCATATCCAAGACGGAAAGCCTGTTTATCCTATGTTTGCACCTGATATCCACGTAGCAACAGACGAAATACCAGTGGCAGCAGGGGTTCCTGTGTATGTGGGGGTAGACTTTGGCCTTACTCCAGCCGCAGTATTCGGCCAGAAGATACGAGGTCGTTGGTTTTTACAGTCTGAGATAGTGGCTATCGACATGGGCATTGTAAGATTTGCTGAAGTTATGCGCAATGAGCTATCAACTCGTTTTGCTGCTGCTGGCGATGTTATTATATACGGCGATCCCGCAGGTGACTTTAGAGCGCAGACTGATGAATCTACTCCCTTTCACATTCTGCGTGGTGCTGGCTTGAAGGCGTACCCAGCGCCTTCCAACTCTGTTGACCTTCGTCTTGAGGCTGTATCTTCCCAGCTAACCAAGATGGTAGAAGGGAAGCCAGTGCTTTTAATTGATAGGCGCTGCCCACAGCTAATCAAAGGCTTTGAAGGTGGCTATGCTTATAAGCGTATGGAAGTATCAGGCGAACGATATGCCGATAAACCAGACAAGAATATGTTTAGCCACGTTCACGATGCTGCTCAGTACCTATTCTTAGGTGCCGGTGAGGGTCGAGCATTGATGAACTCACAGAAGCCAGCGGTCCCAGTGGTCGCCAAGCGGAACTTTGATGTGTTTAACAGAGGTTCAAGCGCCAGAAAGAAGCCTAGCTTCTGGGCTAGGATGTAGTTTGTGCATTGATATTTTCTCATATTTGTGTTTACGAATAACAAACGAAGGAGAATGGTATGTGTTTTGGTCCTAGTGGTTCAGCAAAGCAGGCATCTGCTGAACAGCGTGTAGAAGCTGACGATGTAGAACGTGAAGAGTTAGTTGATCGCGCAGAGCAAAAGCGTGAAGACATATCAGATGTTCTTAAAAAGAAAAAAGGCGGGGGTACACGCAGGTCTTTATTCTCTAACAACCGTCAAGGATTTTTAGGTAGGTTCGACTAATGGCTGATGACCCAATTGCAAAGCAGTACGTTCAAAGTTACCAGAAGGCTAAGGCTTTCCGAGAGAATTGGGTTCCATTGTTTGAAGAGTGCTACGAGTATGCCCTTCCACAGCGTGAATCGTTTTACTACGAAGAAGCTGGCCAACGTAGAGATGATAAGATCTTTGATGAGACTGCCGTAGTAGGTGTGCAAGAGTTTGCTAGCCGTCTACAGTCTGGCATTGTTCCTAACTTTGCTAGGTGGGCTGACTTACTTGCTGGTAGCGAAGTACCAGTTGAGCAAAGGGAAGAAGTAAACAACGAGCTAGATGAAGTAACAGACTATGTGTTCGAGGTTCTCCAGAACTCTAACTTTAGCCAAGAGGTGCATGAGTCATTCATGGACTTGGCTGTTGGCACAGGTATTCTATGCGTAGAAGAAGGTGACTCGGTTAACCCTGTTCGCTTCTCTGCTATACCGTTGCCGCATGTTGTCCTAGACAATGGACCTGATGATACGATTGATCACGTTTACAGAGAGCGCAAGAAGGTTAAGTTCGACCATCTTTCTTTGATGTACCCTACTGGTCAGTTCAACTCTGAAGTCATGGCGCTAATGGGATCTGGTCGTGAGACTACTGTTCTTGAAATAGTATGCCGAGATTATTCTAAAAAGAATCAAGAAGCCTACTTCCACTTTGCAATCTGTATGACGACAAAGTCCTGTATCTATAAAAAAGAGATGTCCGGACTAGGCTCAAACCCCTTTGTTTGCTTCCGCTGGTCTAAATGTGCTGGTGAAATCTATGGCCGTGGCCCATTAATGAACGCATTATCTGCGATTAAGACTACGAACCTTACAATAGAACTGATCCTTGAGAACGCTCAGATGTCTATCTCTGGTATTTACCAGATGGAAGATGACGGAGTTATTAATCCAGATACAATAAACCTAGTTCCTGGATCTATCATACCTAAAGCTATGGGTTCTGCTGGCCTACAGCCTATCCAAGCGGCTGGTAGGTTCGATGTGGCACAGCTTATTTTGTCTGATATGCGACAGAACATTAAAGCTGCACTGTATAACGACATGCTTGGCAATCCTGACAAGACACCAGCGTCTGCTACTGAGGTTGCAGAAAGAATGGCTGACCTTTCTAGGCGTATGGGCTCTGCATTTGGGCGTCTACAAGCGGAACTTGTTCAGCCGGTACTTCAGCGTGTTATATATATCTTAAAGAAACAGGGGCGTATTGATGTACCGAAGGTTAATGGAAGAGAAGTTAAGGTTCGGTCGGTTTCTCCACTGGCTCAAGCACAATCCAATCAGGACATTTCTAGCGTGGCTAGATTCCTAGAGCTAGTTGGCGGGGCCTTTGGTCCTGAGATGTTGCAGCTATTAATTGATGGGGAAAAGACAGCTATTCACTTAGCTAAGAAGTTTGGTGTACCAGAAAGCTTGATACGCGACGAAGATCAGCGTAAGCAAATAGCTGCAATGGCGCAGCAAATGGCGCAACAGCAACAACAGCAACAACAACAAGGACAGATGGTTGAACAACCAGAAGGTTAACATAGGGATAGACGGGGTTCAGAGGAAGTCGGACCTTGATCGACAAATAAGCCACAACATATCGAAACTATTCGAGGGGGTGACGGGCAAGGAAGTCCTGCGCTACCTTCGCTCTATTACCATTGAGATGGTAAATGGGCCTAACGTGACCACTGATGAACTGCGACACCTAGAAGGCCAGCGCTATATAGTTGGCCTTATAGAGCAGCGGATTTCACATTCACATAGGAGTAAGAACAAATGAGCGATAGCTTAATGAACACTGAGTCAGCGGAAGCTGCGCCTGTAGAAGAGCAGCGCGACTTCGTAGTTGCAGAAGACACACAACCAGATCGGCCTGAGTGGCTACCTGAGAAGTACAGCAGTGGCGAAGATCTAGCCAAAGCTTACAAGGCTCTTGAGTCCAAGCTTGGTGGCAAAGAAGACGACATCCGTAGTAAGCTTATCGAAGAGATCCAAGCAGAAGGATTTAGTGAACGTCCCGAATCTGCTGGAGCTTACGAGCTTCCTGAGTCGGTAAACGAAGATCTTGCTGTTGATAACGATCTACTGAAGTGGTGGTCGGACCACTCGTTTGAAAATGGCTACAGCCAAGACGAGTTTAAAAAAGGCATTGAGATGTATGCCGAAGCAGTAAACGGGGCACAGCCAGACATGGACGCTGAGTCAGAGAAGCTTGGGGAGAATGCAAACGAACGCATTCAAGCTGCTTCTATGTTTGCAAATAAGTTCTTTCCAACTGATGCCATCCCTGCAATCGAACGGATGTGCGAAAGCCACGAAGGTATCATTGCTCTTGAGTCTGTGATGGAGGCAATGAAGGACGGTTCGTTTGCTGGCAACACTGAGCCAAGCGCGGGTACTTCAGAACAACAACTAAGGGAGATGATGAATGACCCAAGGTACTGGAAAGATCGCGACCCAAGCTACATCAAGCAAGTTACCGATGGGTTCCAACAAATATATAAATGAAGTTAAGATAATAAGACGGGGCAGGCATTACCTGACCCCGTTTACTACTGACCACATTGATGAGGTTGTTGAGCTACTAAGCAAAGAAAGCCGTAGAGAGCTAAAGCTTCTTGGTCATGTAGACATAAGACAAGCAATCGAAGAGATGCAGAAATACTCTGAGTGTTTTATTGCTAGGAAGGAAGGCGGTTCGTTCCTAGCGGTAGGCGGTCTTTGGTATGATGCTGACCAAGACTTCCCACAGTTGTTCGCTATGTTCTCTGATGGTATCAAAGAAAACTTCAACGCAATGGCCCGTGGATCTAAGATGTTAGTCAAGTTCTTTGACACCACACAGTCACACATGAGCATGACAATCCTTGCTGATTACGAGTTTATGCTAGACTGGGCTAGCTGGTTAGGCTTTGAGGCTGTGGGTGTATCGGTCAACGGCCCCAACAAGTATGTTGATTTTGTGCGTTGCAATCCTAACAGAAATGATGTTAGTGATAAATCACTGCGGCCCGTTACGCACTGAAAGGCCCGAAAGGATACCCTTGCTGAAGTGAAAGAGTGGATACCCGTGTAATCGTAACTTCAAAACAGGACTGAAAAAATGGCTAATACTATTGACACAGCCTTTATCAAGCAGTTTGAAACCGAAGTTCACATGGCTTATCAACGTATGGGTTCCAAATTACGGAACACTGTTCGCACAAGCAATGTGACCGGTTCAGTTGCTCGATTCCAAATCATTGGAAAAGGCGTCGCAACCACTAAATCACGCAACGGCAATGTAACTCCTATGGAGTTGGCGCACACAACAGTCGAAGTAACTATGGCTGACTTCTATGCACCAGAGTACATCGACAAGTTAGACGAGTTGAAGATCAACATCAACGAACGTCAAGCTGTTGCTCAATCTGCTGCTGCTGCTCTTGGTCGTAAGACTGACGAGCTTATCTATGCAGCTATGGATGCTGCTGGTGGTACATCAATTCACGATACTAGCTCGGCTCTTGAGATCGCTGACTTGTTATCACTGTTCGAGACTATGGGCGTTAATGACGTTCCAGAAGACGGACAGCGTTACTTGGCAATGAACCCAAAAGGTTATGCTGACTTGTTCGGCATAAGCCAGTTTGCTTCTTCCGACTTTGTTGGTGAGCAGAACCTACCGTTCGCTGGTGGCATGACCATGAAGGAATTCTTGGGATTCAAAGTGTTCTCTACTTCTGCTGTAACGGCTGGTAAGAACATTGCGTATCACACATCATCTGTTGGCCTTGGCATTAATGCTGACGTACAGACTGAAGTGAACTATGTCGCTGAGAAAGCTTCACACCTAGCAACATCAATGATGTCAATGGGCGCTGTCGGCATAGATGCTGATGGTATCTGTGAAGTCCTTGACAACAACTCCTAAGAAAGGGACTTAATATGGCTTATACTGCATCTAGTCTTGTTCGTGTTGGTGGAGGTTCTGGTAGGGCGCTTTGGTATTACACCAGTGCTGACACCATTGCTGACGCAAATACAGCGGGATACTTCAATGCCGCTGCTCCGATGTTGAACTTGAACGACTTAATTATGACAGTGACATCTACAGGTGGAACGCCTGTTATCACTCATGCTTATGTTAATGCAAACAATGGTTCTGTTGTCGATATTACTAACGGCGTTGTCGTTACTAATACTGATGGCGACTAAATAGGGTGGGGGGTTTCGGCCCCCCAACTTACTCATGCCAGACGTAGCTGACACAGCGATAAAAATATGTTCCCGTTCGTCGATCTTGATCGGCGGCGAGGCTATACAGTCCTTCGATGATGGGACGACTGAATCTGATGTTGCAAATTCCATCTATGAAGACATTGCAAGATCTTGCTTAACCAACACGCGATGGCGGTTTGCAACTAACCAAGTACAATTAAGCAGGCTAACTGATGTGCCTGCATCTAGGTACTCTGCTTCTTACCAATTACCACACGACATGCTTATGCTTAATGCCCTTACAGTAAGTGATGACGTTATTAAGTATGACACATATAAAGACAAAGCATTCACTGATGCTGATGTATCTGATGTTGTGATGGCTGATTATATATTTAGAGTTGGCGAAAACTATTGGCCACCTTACTTTACTCTCGCTGTAGAGCTTTCTTTATCCAGTATCTTTGCTGTGTCTGTAGCTAGGGACGCACAGCTTGCGGCCGCTATGGAGCAAAGAGCAGAGTTCCAAATGAGGAAAGCTAGGACGCTAGACTCTCAGCAGCAGACTACTCGCAAGCTGAATACATCAAGGTTTATTGCTCAAAGGCGAAGCTAATGCAGAAAGTTAGAGTACCAATTAACAGCTTTCAGTATGGCGAAGTTAGTGATTCTCTCTCAATGAGAGTTGATACTCCTATCTATGCCTCTTCTGCGTCTACAATACAGAACATGGTTGTTATGGCGGAAGGTTCCTTGATTAAACGCAAGGGTCTAAAGTTCCACGTCAACCACGGTATAACCTATAGCTCCACCTATGAGGAGCAGTCTAGACTAATACCGTTTCTGTTTGATGAGAACGAGCAGTACCTTGTTTCTATCCAGCACCAAGCAGTCAAGGTTTACAGGGTTAATACAAACGGCACTGTTGTAAACACTAACTTAAATATTACTGCTGGAATTGATGGAGTAAATGTTCCTTTCGATAGAGAGTATCTTCAAGAATACACAACAGCGCAGATTGGGAATGTGTTATATATATCTCACCCCCTCTTTGCTCCAAGGATACTTACAAGAACTGGCTTAACAGCCTTTGAGATCAGTACGTTTATCTTTGACCAACGCGCTGACAACAAGAAAACCTACCAACCATACGCTAGGTTCCAGCCGCAACACACTAAGCTTGACCCTGACGATGTAAGCGGAAGCTCAGTAGTTCTTATTACGCACAACAATACTGAGGTTGCTGATATAAACGGGATCAGGACTTCATCTACTTTTACTACAGGTAACATGACATTAAACGGTGCGCTAATATCTAGCGGTACAGCTACGTTTAGTGACGCTAGGCAAATAACGCTGAAGTCAACGGGAAACCTTTCTGGCATGGTTGTTACGGCTACGGGGACCGACCAAGATGGAACTTCTATAAGCGAAAGCTTAACAGGACCTAATAATTCAACTGTTACTTATACTAAGTTCTTTAAGACTATCGCTACCATCGTGCCTCAGACATCATCTAGCTCTGTTGCAATTGAGATAGGTGTTACAGACCGTCAGTGTGTATCTTACTTTGACATAACAGGCTCTATAAACGCAGGATACTATGGTAGCTCTACGCATGTCGGAACAACCATTCGCTATGCTGGAAATGAAATATTAATAACTAACGTAGCAAGGTCAGATAGCGCTTTAGGCACAATACTTGATAGCCTCCAGACAAGATTAGACATACTTAATCCATTCCGAACAAACAATGGCAGTGCAATAGTTGAAGTCAGTCAACCCGTCCACGGGTTTGCAGGCGGCGAATCGCTAACTGTAGCTGACGCAACCGCTGTTGGTGGAATCGCTGCTAGTAATTTAAACGGAGCAAGGACTGTTACCTCTGTTATTGATGAGAACACGTTTACCTTTACGGCTGCTGCTAATTCTAACTCTTCGGCTGACGGCGGTGGATTTGTAAAGATAACAAGTCATGCTCCTACTTTAAACTTTGATGAGCAATCCTTCTCTGCAAAGCGTGGATACCCTGCGGCTGTAGCTATACACCAGAATCGCTTGGTCTTTGGTGGGACTTTATCAGAGC